AATTCCCAAAACAATATGTTTTCCCCTCAGCGACATAACTGTTGATTTAACCGTTGCAAATATAGCCGAAATAACCTTTTCACCAACAGGCGGTGGTACTGCTGGTGGATCACTTATTCTTCAATGTAGGGATGAGGGTGTAATTGGTAATGGTGTTCAGTCAGCATCAAATGTTTTAACAAAGGGTTATGCTGGAAGGCTTACTGCTGGTGTTGACGATCCCGCAAAATTTGTTTTTGCCTTGTGGCGTGGAACATTCAAGGGGCTTGCTTCTGATGGTATCCCATATGATGGTATCCCTTCTGGTGAAACAACTCCTGAACTCCTTACTAAAAGCCCTGAGTTCTCAAATATGAGTGAATTAATAACTTGGGCGGAGGGTGATCTTGTTTTGAATAATTTATTTAATATTAAAACAAAAATCATTACAGGAACAGGGGTTCTTACTTCTGCTGATTTAACCCTTTACCCAGGAAACATACTTGCCACTGGTGGTGTTGAAAATTATAGTGCTGAAAATGCTCTTCAGGATGCACTTGATGCTGTTAAGGATTTAGCATTTACATTCTTCATTGCTGACCAATGGGGTGATGAGGCACAGGGTGTAAACAATACTGCTATAATTAATCATATTTATAACTCCGCAAGGTTTGAAAAAATGATGATTGTTGGTGGTGGTGCTGATCAGACAAAATTTGAGCAAACAAATGGCTCAATCCCTATTGCTAAATATTTTGATTCCGACAGAGTCATAGTTTGTCATGGGGGTGTTAAAAAGAAATCAGTTTCTTCAGGAACAGGCTTTAGAATATTTCCATCAATATATAAGGCTGCTGTGGTCTTGGGTAGGATATGTGGTATAGCCCCACAGATTCCTATTACCTTTAAGAACATTAGTATTGATGGTGAGGTTCATTCCTTGAATGATAGGCAAAAAGAAAAATGCCTTGAAAATGGTGTTCTTGGAACATATTTTGACTACGATAATGGATGGTTCCAGGTTTTACAGGGAGTTAATACACTGCAAAAGAATAATAATCTTTTAAACCCAGAAGGAACCACATTCTCAATACAACTTCGCCGAATAACTTCTCAAATTAATAGGGAGTTGGAAGTTAACATCAAAAAGGAACTTCTTGCTGATCCTAATGGGGTTAATCGTAACACACTTTCGGCTGCTTACCTAAGAGATTGGGTTATAGGATATTTACAATTGAAAACTGCGACAACCACAAGCGATAATCTTATTATTTCGTTTAGGAATGTTATGGTTGAGCGTAATCAGGATGCTTACTTTGTTCAGTACGAAGTTGAGGCTAATACCGAGATTACAAAAGTATTTGTAACAGGACTTTTGAGCGTTTAATTTTATAATAATATACGGATATGGCACAAACTAAAACACTAACAGCTCCCCTTGCTATAATTGAAATAAATGGTAAGGCAGTTGGTAAAATACGTAACCTGAGAATTCAGGAGCAGGTACAGCGTGGGAGCGTAAGAGGTCTTGGTGAGTTACTTGATGTTGAAAAGCCAATCGTAGGTATGCAATGTACCTTCAATTGTTCTTATGCCCTTGTTGAATTAAAAAAGATGGGAACGGTTGATCACCCATTTTTAATTCGTGGGGTTGCAAGTTCTCAGCAATTCGTTGATACGCTTTTACTCCAGGATTCTGGTGTGAATATACACGTTTATCGTAAGGTTCCAAAAACCGTTAACGATAACAACGTTGTAACCGAAACTGATCGCGATAAGGTTGGGGTAATATATAATGCGTATATGAACTCAAATTCAATCGATATTTCTGATGGGCAAATTGCTATGTCAGATTTAAGCGGTGAATACCTTACCCCAATTCTTTTCCAGGAATAATTTTTTTAAACTATAATTGTAAAGCATATGAATCGTACAGTTGAAGTTAGTATTAAGGATAACAAGTATACAGTATCCTTTCCTACAGTCGGGCAAATAATTGATATTGAGACCAAGCGTTCAATCTTATCAAGGGGTCAATACGGAAGTATGATTGAAAGTAAGATGCAAATGTCTTGGAATGTTCTTGAAATTATTGACATTATGTCATACTTTCAGGTTTTACTCCCTAAATTGTTTGATGATTTGAATGTTAAATCTTTGGAAGAACTTGACGCCATTGATTTTGCTGAGGTTGTTGATGCTTACAGGGAACAATTTTTGCCTTGGTATGACGGTTGGGCTAAGAAATTCAATGAGGTTATGCGCAAGACAAAGTAAAGGTTTTTGCCATGATACCCGACGTAAGGAGTTTTGTGCTTTATTGGAATACGTTATACCCTGTTGATTTATGGTGGCGTATAAAGCATAAAACTCCTTTTAATTCAAGTGCCCATAGAGAAATGTGTATGATAGATATGATGTTTGAGTATATTGAACATCAATTAGTATACGCTAAGCCTGAAAAGGAAAGTTCTTATAATCCTGGTATGGGAAATTGGTTAAATGAACAGATAAAAACCCAAGAGGAAATTGATAAGGAATTTGATTCAATAAGCCTTGACGACATACAGTTATGAACGAAACGAGAACAAAAGTAACCGTTGATGATAGTGGGATAGATTCCTTTTTTCAGAGGATTAAAAGGGATTCTGATGAATTAGGTCGTGAAATGATTCAGGCTTCAAGGCGTTATTCATCGTCAAGTCGTGAGGTGTTAAGAGATATAGAAGAACAAATTAGTGCGATTGAGCGTCGAAATAAACTTGATGCAGAATTTCAAAAAGCAAAATTAGTTCGCCAACACGAATCGGGGGTAATAAGCCCAGAACAATTCAGGGAAAAGGCATCTGAAATTAGGAGGGGGACTGAGGAAGATAAAATGCAAATTGCCCTTCTGAGGGAAATGATTGACACAATCAAGCAAACTGCTAAGGAAGAAATTCGTGAGGATCGAAAGGCGGTTGAAGAACAAATTAAGCAATCAAAAACAGTTGACCAAATAGACCCAGAGGGTGATGCTGAGGAATTGTTAAAAGAAACGGTTCAGAGGGGTCTTTTAGGTGATGTTGGGGAAGGGGAACAAGAAGATAGGAGAAAGTTTAATGATTATGTAACAGGTGGTGCGGGTATTGCAAATAAGGCTTTAGGTCTTGGGGCTTCAAAGAATGAGTTATATGCTGCCGCAGCAATGGTTGCTATGATTCCCCTTGTTGGTCGAGGGTTATCGCAAATAGCAACAAAACTTTTATCATCAGCAGAGGCATTTGAAAGTTCTCGAGAAAGGCTTTATGGAACCATGGGTAAGAGAGCCCTTGATACAACTATGTATGGGGGGTTAACTAAATCGGGCTATTCTGCTGCTGATGAGATGACTGCTCGTGCTGAGTATTCAAGAAGAAATTTTAGGCAAGGATATGAATCTGAACTTTATGCCGAAAGGGGGTTAGGTTTAGGAAGGCAAGAGTTGGGGGCTTTAGCAACCACACAAAGAGGGACAAACCAGCAAGCTGGAACCGTTACGAATTTATTGGCTGGAACATTAATTAATCTTAATAAAAACCAAGATGAAACAAGGGCTTATTTAGGGGAATACCTTTCAATTCTTGTTGATGTTAATAAAGAGCAGCTGAACACTATAGGAAGTGTTGATTCTGGAATTAATACAAAGATGATTGCCTCCCTAACCCAAATGGGTAAGGAATACAGGAATCCTGAATTTTTACGTGGTGTAATAATGTCCGTAAGACAGGGGCTAACGCAAGCCCAAACGCCACAAGTTGAAGCATTACAGTATGCAGCCCTTTCAAGGATTAATCCTGGAGCATCCCTTTGGGAAATGAGAAAAATGATGGAAGATCCCTTTGGTAAGGATTCACAAAAATATTTACCTGAATTTCTTAAATCACTTATTGATATATCTGGAAGCAAAGAGGATGCTTATTTTAACGTTCAATCGGCATTTGGTGTTTCTGGTAAGGTTGCTGAAGATTTAGTTAAGAATGCTGGAAAATTAAAAACTCCATCTCAAATTGCATCTGTTGCTGGGTTTGACCTCAAACAGGAATCTTTAGATGCAACAGGGGCTTTAAAAGCAGCGACGTCCAACACGGATAATTTCTTCCAACAGAATGGCGAGAAACTTGTAAACTTTGTTTCTAAATCGATGAATATAATGAAAAATCTTGCAAGATTTTTAGGAAAGGGCACGAAGAACGAGCCTATGTATGTCATTCAGGTAAATGAAGAGACAGGAAAACTTGAAGTTACAAATGAACATAAACTTGATAATGCTCAATTTGTTGAACATCTTAATAAAATGAATGAAAACCTTGAAAAAAATAAAGAAGTATTTGATCAACTTAAAAGGAATTTGGCAGAAAAGAAAAATGAAGTACACTAATGGTTGAAGGAGTTGATTACATAGTTTACGTACATAGGAGCACAGAAATTGATGATTTCAAACAATTTTTTAATGCTCAAAATACTATTGTTCCAGGATATAGTTTTAATAATGAAGCCGAATACAAAAAGAACCTTGAGGATTTATTAAAATTTAAAGTAAATGATTTAACAAATTTTAAAAATGTAGTTAAGGCTTTTCCACTTGAAGATAGGGATCGATCGTATGATAATGCTGTGGCTGCTGGGGATACATCAATTATTGAAAAGTTATACCCAGGAACAATGCTGTTTCTTCCTATTTCAAGGATAGGGGCTAAAACTGCGAGTATAACCCTTACTGAAGCCCAAACAGATTATTACTCTTTTAATACGTTTTTTGCGGATAAATTAAAGCAACTGTTACAAGACCCTAATTATACCCCTAAGATTAAATTTGGAAAAAAGGGTATGATTATTTCACAGGTAAGCCATGCTGTAAGTGTTTGGTTAATTAAAAAGGCGAATCCTATGTCAAATTCAGGTGGTTTAAAGCCTGAAATTATAGATATAACAGATTCAATAATGAACGTTACCACGAATGTTGGGTCAAATGGTGGTAATTTTACATTAACTCTCTCCCCAGCATATATGTATCCAAACACAATGGTTGCTTATGCTAACACAAAAGATATACTAAAGGATAAAAGTGCTGAAATTTACAGAAGTATTTCTGAAAATGATGTTATTTTCATCAGATTTGAAACATTGAACAATGAGCAAGATCGGGATTTAATTGTTGATAATATTAGTGAATCGGATATACCAGATAAGATTTATGATATGATTGCCCTTGTTGATACGGTTCAAGAATTTTATACTCCAACTGGTATAGATGTTATGGTGCAGGGGCGAGATTTAATAAAACTTTTAATTGATGACGAAAATTACTTTTTCCCTTTACTTTTTGCTGGGGGACAGGATTCTTCATTTAATACACAACTGAAATCTGAAAAAATGATTAAGCGTATTTTCGCAACAGGCAAGATTGAAAATACGTTTATATACTCAATGCGTTCGGTTGAAAAAACTTTGCTTTTTATATATAGTCAATTAGCAAATTTAGGTGTTATTCCTGATGGCTATGACCCTTTTTCTTCTTATATTGATGAAGAGGGTAAGGATAGGCGTGGTTACATAGTTGATGTTACTGAAGATTCGATTGTTAAAAAAGAACTTGCAAATGGTTTATGGCAAATAATGAAGATACAAATTGATGACAGCGTTAGGGATCGCTATCTTGCTGACCCATCAATAGCAAGACCTGATGGGAGTATATTAAGCCAAATACGAAAAATTTGCCAAGAGCCTTTTGTTGAATTTATGAGCGATACGTATGGTGATATGTATTATCTTATAGCACGAAAACCACCATTTGATTATAAATCTGTAAGAGATTGGGTTGAAACTCCCGACCTTTTAATTACAATAGAGCCTGAAGATATTATTGATTATACGCTTAATTTTGAAACTCAGGCTTATACTTGGTTTCAAATAACTGTCAATGGGGCTTTTGTTGGTGGAAGTAAAATGGCATTGTCCTATTTACCAATTGTTTACTTTCCAGAACTAGCTAGTATATATGGAAGTCGTAAGTACGATATACAGCACAATTACATATCCTATAAATCCTTCTTTGGGCATAAAGGTGCTGAAAGTTATGGAAATGTTAAGCGTGAAGTAATAAAAGATCTTTTATATGTAATTGAATCAAATATTTATTTACCTTTTACGCGTCGTGGAACCATAACCATTAATGGTGATAGAAGAATAAAGCGAGGTACTTGGATTTATAATAGGGTAAGTGGTGAAATTTGTTATGTTGATTCAGTATCGAACATAGCAGCAATTTCAGATACGTCGGTTGACAGAAGTACAACTCTTCAGGTAAGTCGGTGTATGGTTGTTGGATTTTTGGATCACTATTTTAAGATTTTTAACACAAAAGTAGTTCAAACAGAACTTGAAAAGCAACTTGCTGCTGGTGGTGGTGTTGATGAATTTGGCAATTCAATGCAAGATTATAGTATGCATATAACAAAATCAGGTATAGCAAAGAAGTTTTTAGATTTCTTTTTGAATAGAAGGCAATTTTATGATGAACCAATTTTTAATTACCTTTAATATATGTCAAAAAAGAATGTTCCAAACCAAAGGGATTTGATTGGTTCTGGGTTTATTATTATACCAGAGCAAATAGACAGGCAAGAGTATATTAATTTTTGCCGTTCAACCCAACAGGCTACTATATTAACAGTTGATGGTAATTACATACCAGATGTTTTTATATTAAACCACGTAATGGATGAAATTGTTTACCCACCAACCTTTAAGGAAATGGGAAGCCAAGTGTTATTCGTTTCAATGCCTTATAGTAGTAGGGTTGTTATTATAGGTACGATTCCTAAGCAGGGGGAAAGTCGTTTTATTGGTGAGGGGGATTTTGATGTTAAGCGGTCATTGGGGGGTTCAGTTGTTGAAATTTCTGGTTCAGCTAAGGATGGAAATATTAATATTGTTTTAAACACGAATTCTAAAGCAAATTTGAACGTTAAGTGTTACGGCGATGAAAGCCTTATAAATATAGAAACAGACGGTAAAACACAAATAAAAGCAAGTAAAAATGTAACCGTTCAGGCTTTTAACGATGTTAATATTGAAGCAATAAACATTGATGGTGAAAAGTTGTCAAAAATTTACTTAAAAGATGGTAAAATTATTCTGAATGAAGGAACTGAACCAATGCTTTTGGGTAATACGACTCAAGAGCAACTTGATATATTACAAGCAAAGGTTGATTTAATAATTAATGCTATTGAAAATGGGGTTGCAATTCCCCAGGATGGTGGTGAGGGTTATCAAAATACGATGAAGGTAATTTTATCATCAAAACAAGATGCGGATTTCTCTGGTATAAAATCAGAAAATTGCACCCTCGATTAATTAAAATTTAATTAACTTTATACCCATAAATTGTTCTAATTATGTCCCAACTTGCAAAAGAAGCCTTTTACAATTTACTCACAACTGTCGGGGGTGCAGGTGTTCATGCTATGTACCCAAATGACTTTGAGTATTACATGGTTGGGTTAGAACTTGTTAAGTACAATGGTATTACAATTGATATGCTTATCTTTCCAGTTTTACCAAAGCAAATTAAACGAAGCGAACACACAGCAACAAACATAAAAAAGACAATGGGGGGAATTTCTGTTGTTAAAACCTCATCATTCATCCCTATTGATTTTTCAATATCGGGAAATTTTGGTCGTAAATTTAGGGTTCTTGTTCAAAGTGATGCAATTATAGATTTTCAGGCTTTAAGGTATTCCCTAGCAACAGGGGCAACCCAAAGAGATTATGTTGACCAAGATATTATTTCAGGAAGTAAGTTTAGTAAGCCAGCCTTTAATTATACTATAAAAACTGGTTATGGTGTAACAAAGGTTCTTGAGGCAATTGTAAATAAATCAAGAGGATCTATAGATAACAAACCTAACAGGCTAATTTTTTATAACTTAGCATATGGTGAAAGCTATTTGGTTGAAATTATTGATTTTGAAGTTAACCAAGGTCTTGAGAATAATATGATTTGGAATTATTCGCTTAATATGAAAGCAATAGCTCCTCTTGAAATGGTTGAATGGACAAGGGAACGAAGTGTTAAAAGTGTATTGATGTCAAGCATGGTTCAGAAAAGTATAAATAGTATTGCAAATACAGCCAAAAGCCTAATAAATAATTATGTTTAGTGAATTTAAAGATATAACAGGATTTAATGTAAGGGAATTTATACAAGATTCCTCAACATTTTTATTATCAAAATCTCAAATACTGAGGGCTTATTATGATGGTAAGAATGTAAATCCTGAAACATTTTTAACTGAACTTGATTTATTGGTTGAAAGGTATCGTGATTTTTCAAGAATAGTAAGCCTTAATGGTAGAATTTTTAATAATTCTCAATTTTGGGAATTAATTGAAGTAACGGAAGATTTAGGAACAAAACTTTTAATGCTAACTCAGTATTCAAGGTTTCTTAGGAGTTCAAGAACTTCAAGTATTGGGGGTGATATGGTTACTGTTAATAATTCAATGGGTCAGAATGAAAGTGTTGAGAAAATGTCAGAACAGTATAATTCAGATCCGTTACAAACTTTTATAGACAATGACCTAAATGAGGAGAAATATACAAATGAGGGTGGAAATTTATTGAAATTTAGATTTAATAGGTATAAGTCCATTAGGGTTCAATCAATAATTGATAACCCTATTGGGAATAGGGTTTATGGAAAGGATATTAATAAAAATTTTAAATTTTCTTTTGATGATATAGAAATTCTTCAACCAGAAAAATCTGTTGAACAAAGTTTTTCAATATTAACAGGGTTGAGGAGAGGTCAAATTCCTGAAAATCCTGACAGGGGTGTTGATTCAAAAGCAGCAATAGGTTCGAACATAAAAACTATAGCATACCCAACGATAATGAGGCAACTTATTGACGCAATAAGTACAGATGATTCATTTGAATTAGTAAGAGTTGAGGGTGTTAACATTGAAAAGGATTCTGTATTTATTGATATAAGTGCTCAAACTATAATTGGTGATTACATAACAGGGCAGGTATCATTATGAGTATAATTCAAATAAATCCTGTAACATTAGGGGGGAAGAAATTTCTTCCCCCACAAATTGATATTACATCAAACTTTGTGGATTTTACATCATCAGAATTTATTGATAGTGATTCACAGAGTTACTCTGTTTCATCACAAGAGATAAGAGGTAATTTAACTATTGTTGCTCCATATAGGTTTAGGGTTAGCCTTGATGGGGTTAATTGGTTTTTATCCGTTGTTATACCTCATTCATCGGGTGTTCTTCCTAGTACTCAGGTTTGGGTTAAATTTACGCAAGGTGAGCAGGGAATTTTTGTTAAAAACATAATACACTATACAGATGGTAATTCAATTGGTGTTCAGGTTACAGGAATCTGTAGTTAAAGGTTAAAATATGAATACGAAACTCTTAACAATAGATGATATAAAACAAATCATTTCGGAGTTAACCCTTACGAAAACAGATAGGGTAACTAAAATTTCTGAAGGATCTGTTTTTTCTGGAATAATGTATGGTATTGCTAAAATTTCACAAAAGGCAATAAAGGATATAGCAATTGTTGAATCACACGTTTACCCAGAATATGCTTATGGTGAATACCTTGATGATATAGTTGCAAGGCTTGGTATACAGCCAAGATTGACATCAAGTGGATCATCAACTTGGGTTCGTGTCGTGGGGGAGCCAGGAACAGAATATTATTCAGGATTAAATAAGTGCTATGATGTTCAGGGTTTGACTTTTGATTTCGAAGAAAGTTTTATTATACCACCAATAGGTTATACGTACCAAAAGATAAGAAGTGTTGAAGTTGGAAGAAGAACAAATTCAGACCCATATACTGTAAATCGTGTTTCGCCACAACCCGATGGGCATTTTTATATTACAAATGAATTTGCCGCTCAATATGGGAGGGATTCTGAAAGTGATGAAATGCTAAGGGTTAGGATTAAAAATTCTCTGAATGAGTTATCATCAAAGACCCTTTCTTACCTTGAGCAAGTGTTAATAAAATTTAATTCAAATGTATTAAGGGTCGTAAGGGGTGGAACTGAATCAGGGAAATTGGGATTAGTTGTACTTTCACAAAATGGGATTGATTTTACTCCAGGAGAATTTGAATTTATGCTTGATGGATTAAAGGATTATTTATCAATTACGGATTTACAAAGTTTTGGTTCAGATCAGGTTGGAGTAACACTGCACAATCCTACATGGAAATACATTGATATTGATTTTAGGTGTCAACTTGATTCTTCAGCGGATCCATTTAATGTTCGTATAGATATACAATCACAACTTTCAAAAATAATTGATTTTAGGTCTTGGGATTATGGTATGAATATTGAATGGGATGATATTTTTTCAGTTGTAAAATCAACAAAGGGCGTAAGATATGTCCCTGACAACTTTTTTGACCCAAGAGTTGATATTCCTGTTGGTATATCTGAATTTCCAAGGTTTAGGGGATTTATTATGCGCGATATGAATGGCGTTATAATAAGTGATTCACAGAATCAGATAAATCCAGCATATTTTCCAAATAAAGTTAGTAACACAATACAAGGAGCATTATAATGTCGGTTATATTACAAACATCAACAAAATTAATACAATCTCAAGGAGTTCTTGAGGTTATATCTTCGTATTCGGGCGAGGAAAAGCCCGAAGATGCTTCTGCAATTATTCAAAAGAATACAAATTTTATTCTTCAGGGTAACAAAGAGGGTAAGATTATTCAGAAAAGAGATGTTAATCCTTTCCTAATTTTAAATGAAGAATTTGGCTTAACTTGGGTTGATACTCAAATTGATAATTACCCAAATGAACCAAAAAACATAGGAAACATTAGTTTACCTTATGCTTGGAAAGTTAAGAATAGTTTACATTCAACCACCCCCAACCTTATTTCATCAGAACAGATTTCGGGTGGTGTAAGGATAATTAGCACAGGGGAAGCATCTGGTAGTACTGATGCTTACCTTTTTACATCATTACATAATTACATAGAGAGAACAATATCTGGAAGTTTACCAAGTTCATATATGGTAAATCTTGAAATCGTTGGAAAACTTATTTCAAATCCAGGAATTACTTCTAGGATATTTTTAAGAAATTCATCTCTTGATATTATGTTTAGGGTAATTAAGCCATCATCAATTCAGTTAAACCATGAAATTACTGCTAACGTTAATGATGTACCTTTTTCATTAAGTTTAAGTAATATTCCCATGGGTCTTAATACAATGGATGGAACAGTAAAGGTTCTTGGAATAGCGTTCCCTTCAAACGTTCCAGTAACTTTTGAACTATATTCGGTGAAAATGTTAATAATGCAATAATTATGTCAGTATTAGATAAATCAATTAGGGAATTTGATGAGAAGTTAGAAATTGAACTTGACGGAAATGAAGACATTGTCATTGAGGATTCATCAAATAACTGGAGGGTAAGATTTGAAACTTTAAAGAATTGGACACTTTCTAAAATTGAACAATACTTAGGTTTTAAAATTGCCCCCAAGACCCCACGAATAAATTTAGGGCAAAAATCTGAAAACTTTACCCTAAATCTTGAAAACGATGCAAGGTATACTGTTGAGGCTATACAGAATTTAAGAATAAGCGTTAGTGATTTAACAGATGAACATTCGGCAACCGTTCTGTTAGAACTTATTGTTGGGGCTTCTGTTACCGAAATACTTTGGGATGCAGATTTTACTGTAAATAATTGGGTTGGTAAGAATATCTTAAATCCTGTTGGCGATAAAAAATACCTTATTAGTTTTAATACGAATGGTATTGATAAGAATAGGGTTGTGATTTCTTGGCGTTCAATGAGCGATACCGAGGGTGACTCAATTGAGCCATTCACAAACCTTACTGATGGGGCAACAGTTACTTGGAATAGTTTAACAGGGTTGAAAAAGAATTTAATTACAAATAGGGCTTCTGTTCAACTTGATGTTACGAATGTTGAAAATGGTATGGTTGGGCAGTTGAATCTTACTTACGATGGAGCGAGTTTAAATTTAGGGTTACCTGCGGGATCGGAAACAATAGGTAAATTTACAAATCTTGGAATAGGGGAGTACGTTATAGTATGGAGTTATAATGGTGCTAATTTTATGTTTATTAATTATAAAATGATTCCTGAGATCGTTTCTATTATAATATCTGCTACAGAGCCTAGTACAAGTGGTAAATTAAATGGTGACATTTGGGTAGAAAGCTAAGATTATGAGTACAATAGTAAAAAACATACACATATTTAAAGATGGAGCATGGCATCCTATTAAAAAAGTATTTAAAGATAGTGCTTGGAG